TAACCCTTTACCTGTCTAAAACAGGTAGAACTATCCGTTCGAAATACAAGTCTATTGTTGACAAAGTATTGAATGGAGAATCAGGTTCCTTCCAGTCTACATATGAAGTCGATGATTTCGACGGCTTTAGTACTCGCCACGTTATCAAAGGTCACATGTATGACTATGTTGGTAAAATCGGCCTCATTCAGGAGCCCGGCTTTAAGTTGCGTGCCGTTGCTAACCCGAATAGAGTCTACCAAGCTATGCTTAAACCGCTTGGAGATGTTCTGTACCGCAAGCTCGCTCAGTTGCCATGGGATTGCACCCATGATCAGACCAAGTCGAACCTGATAGTTCAGGAACACCTTCGTAGTGGACGTCAAGCTCATTGTATAGACCTTTCTGGAGCTACAGATTATTTTCCTCTGTCTCTTCAGGATTCTGTACTTAAGGAGTGTGTGGTTTCCAGCCACGATTACATAGGGTTGTTTTCTATGTTATCGAGATCTAACTGGTTGTTCCAGGAAGATTCCATTAGATGGACAAAAGGTCAACCTTTGGGATTATACCCATCGTTTGCATCTTTTGCTCTCACTCATGGATTACTTCTATTCTATTTGAACAATTATGAGCATAATAACTCATTTTTTGTTCTAGGAGACGATGTAATCATTCTTGACGACACTTTGAACCAGAAGTATCGCAAATGTCTAGAAGCGTTAGATTGCCCTGTTTCTAGCGGCAAAACTATATCTTCAAATATCGTCGGAGAATTTGCTGGGAAGCTTATTTTCCGAGACGACATATTACCTCAATTGAAATGGCGTCGAGTTTCTGACGATAATTTCATTGATGTAATGCGACTTCTTGGTCCGCGGGGGCTTCATATCCTTAGGTCCCGGCAGAGATCAGTTGTGTCAAAAATATCTGACATCCCTGAGATCTACGGAGGTTTAGGATTTAACCCGAAAGGGTTACCGTTGGAGGTGAGGATAGAGAAGTATCTATCTCTCAAATCACCTGTAACAGGAAGCTACCGGATGGGCTACGACGACCACCTAAATCGTTATTTTTATAACGACAAGGTGGTTGATGGTATCCAAGCAACTCATCATTACGATGGGATTACCGAGATACCTGACCTCGACCAGAGGTCGTTAGCCCTTGTTCTCAAACATGCCCCTACACTTTATAAGTGGAGTTGCATTATGGGAACAAATCTCTATACAATCCTCGATGGTGACATCGATGTATTGCCTATAG